CAATCCATCTGGGTCCCATTCTTCTTTTCTATCAATAAATTTACCATACTTGCCTTTAAGACCGTAAGGGGCTTCTGCTATTTCAGCAATAGAAGCTCCATCTTTTGTCCAAGAACCCATATGGAAAATATCATCTTCTACATACTTCCTACGCATCCAAACTTTATCAAAACGTGCTTTATAAGTACGTGTAGGAGCTGAATCAATAGTAAGCTTTCCTGCAACAACATCAACTGCTGTGATTGTTCTTTTTTCTTTAACAAGAGGCTCATCCATTTTCCAAAAATAAAGAGTACCACCGACAGCAAAATCAGTAGCGTCTTCAACAAAAATTTCTGTATCAGAAGTTCCTACATTCTGGAGTAGCCAACCTGGAACTTCATAAAACTCATCATAAATATGAAGAGGACCAACGCCAATCAAAGAACCTACAACTGTTGCAGGGTTTTTAAAAAGATCACCGTCGCCAAATGCTGATTTTTTAAGCATTTCCTGCAATTTTGAATCAAACATGAGAAGTTTCAAAATTGAACTGTTGCAAAGTGTGTACTCTGGAGATTTCCCTGTATTATCTGAATAAAGCTGTTTTGCATCATAAATATCTTCAATAGGGTTACGATCAACACCAGTACCCCATTTTCTGTTATTCGCAAGCGTGATTTTGTTCTCTGCAGGCACACCATAATCTACTTTAATTTTAGTGCCACCCTTCTGAGTATAAACAAGTTCACCTTTTACAGCCATCTGACAACACATCCATTCTCTTCTTCTGTCAACACGAAGAGAAAGTTTCTGAATACCTCTTGCAATCTGTTTTTCTGCACGCATTTTTGAATTTGTGCCAGGCTGTCTGAGGTTGTTAAGAAGTTCTTCATCAAAAAACATTTTTTCTTTAAAAAATGCAACTTTAGCAGAACCTTCACCATAACCGTCAACTCCTACAGAAGGAGCAGGTGCTCCAGGAGCTACGAAAGGTGTCATCCCTGCTGAACCATACTCAATGTCCCACTTTACTGTATCTGAATCCCATTTATCTGTACCAAACATCTTTGTAAAAAAAGTATCTGGTGCTTTTGGCATCTTAGAAACCATTTTATTCATAGTTTCAAGATGAAGAATAGGAATACTGTCAATACCTTTAGCCATAAAAATCTCCTTTTATCTCAGAACAAAAAATCTGCCAAGAGTTGTACCGTTTAAGGCAGTTTTTGCTTCACTGTCCAGATTCAAAAGTCCGAAAGAATAAAGAACAGCATTTGTTAAAACAATAGAACAGTTGCCACCAACAGCATACTGACCAAAACCAGTATCAATGTCTTTATCAAGAACGCAAACAGCGTCAGACATTTTATCTGAAACTGTTCCTGATTTGATATAGCACTTTGTTTTGTTTGCTGTAGTAAAAGTTGCAACACCTACTGCAGTAGTGAAAGTAATTTCTGCAAAAACATCAGAAGAATCTAAATCTACAGCAGTAATAGCTCCACCATCATGATATACCTGAGAAGTGCCATCATGTTCAAGCACAATAGAAAAACCTACCTGAAAAATGTAAGCTTCCTGTTTAAGAATTTTTATAGAAGTTGCTGCATTAGCTACATCAGCTACAGCAAAAGACTTCCAATAATCTGAACCGACAGCAGCATAAGGAACATAGTTACCTGAAGCTGCATTTTCTGCAAGCACAGTGCCTTTTGGAAGAAAACCAAAACCTTTATCAACAGTGGCGTCAACAATCAGTGCCTGTTCTCTTCGTGAGTGAAATAAAGGAAGATACCCTGGAGAATCTGGCAAATGTGTTATTTGGGCGGTACTTCCCTGCCCTTTAAGCACTTTGTTTGCTTCAAAATCCCTATCAAAATAAGTCATATTTTACTCCTTTGCTTCTTCAACAATGCCAAGATCAGAAAGAAGAGAATTGATATCTTCATCTTTCATTCCTTCTACATTATCAAAATCTTCGTTGCTTGAAGCCCCTGCGACTTCCATCTTACCAGAAAGAACTTTTTTATAGTCTTCTGCTTCTGTTTCAACAGCAGCTTTAAAAGCTTCAGAATCAAAAACGCCTTCTTCAGAAACATGGTCTGCATAATTCACAGATTTCTTAATCTTGCCTTTAATCACAGGAGACAGTTTTGTCCCAGCAAGTACTGAATCTGCAAGTAGAGAAGCCTTTTCTTCTGCATCTTTTTCGTCTCTTACAGCATCTTTCTTTTCAAGTGTTTTGATTTTTTCATCCAAAGATTTAATAACTGCGCCAATCTTTGAAATATTCGTATTAATTTTTTCAAGAGCTTCTGTGTCCGCAGATTTTTCTGCAGGAGCATCAGAAGTTTTTTCTTCTTTGGCAAACTTGCTCTGAATCTCTTCCCAAAGTTTAGGATGAGCTGCCTGAAGTTCTTCAAGATTCATATTGTTCTCCTCATTTGTTTTTTTATCTATAACAAAACTTGCTTCTTTGTCTTTTTTTAAAGAAGAAGCAAATTCATCAAAAGTTGCTATACTGTCTACCATTCCAGCACTTACAGCATCTTTACCTACAAGCACACCTCCTTTTCCGAATTTATTTTCTACAACAGAAATAGAAACATTTCTATTTCCTGCTACAGCGTTAATAAAAACATCAGCAAGTGCGTCTAATTCATCTTGAATGACACCCTTACCTTCTTCTGTGGCTGGATTGGGTCTTTTATTGGGGGATTTTCTGTTAGTTATTTCGATGTATGGATCATGCTCAGGATTTAATACATCACAAACAACCCCAATACTTCCAACCATTGCAGTTTCATCAACTATAATTTCATCTGAAGCTGATGCTATCCAGTAAGCTGCAGAACAGCACATGCCTGGAACGTATGTTGAAACTTTTTTCTCATAATTTTTAAGATATTGAGAAAAAGCATTAACACCAAAAACAACCCCTCCGGGCGAATGACAAATCAAAGCTACAGAATCGACTGAAGTGTCCATTTTAGCTTTTTCAAAAGCATTTTTTAAATCTGTAAGAGCTGTAGCATACCCTAACCAAGTCATAAAGTTAGATTTTGGAAAGATTGGCCCATATAAAGGAATAGAAGCAACACCATCGACCACCTCATAAGAAATTGCTTTATCATCTTCAGGATTTTTGAAAAAAGTTTTAAAATTTTCTTCAAAAGAATCTTTAGCATTTTCTGATTTAAGAGTATTCAGCAATAAATTTAAAGAATCAGGCTCAATAAACCAATGAGCATGCTGAAAAACCTCAAGAAATAAGTTCATAAACTTTCCTCCGTATTTTTATCCATACTAATAGTGTATTTTAGCCTTGTCAACCTTATTTTTGTTGCCTTTCCTATCTTTATCCTCCTTTTTTTTATTTTCCTCTTCTTCTGTCTCTTTCGTAGCTTCTTCATCCTTACCAGGTTCACTTGCTTTTTCAACAGCAGCTTCAGATTCTTCAGCAGTTCTTAACTCTGGGTACATAGCTTCTTCTGTGGCTTTTTGTAAACGTAAAAAAGGATAAGAAGTAAAACCAAGTTTTCTCGCTACACTTGAAGCAGGCACTCCTAAAGCATCTGTAACAGCAGCATGCTTACTACCAAGAAAAGCATTCGCTTTATCAACAACATTTTGAACTTCTGAAGTTGGAAATTCAAAATAGATAAGATCATGCACTTGTTTTTCTACATTTCTGAAAATTGGTTCTCCATTTTCATCAAATCCCCAAACTTCTTTCTTTTTGTAAGAAGTTTTAAACTTAGAATCAAGCTGCCCTTTTATATAAAAAATATGTCTCCAAAAATCATATCTCAAAAATCTTTCAAAATATTCAATTTCATTTTGAAGTCTGTCTGTAGCACTTTTACCAGTTTCTTTTATACCAGCAAAAGTGCTGCCTGATGTTTTTCCTGTTAAAGCATGGTCTGTTGTGTTCAATCCAGAAGTGACCATATGTAAAATATCTGTATCTGTATCTGAAATTCTTGGAAGATTTGGATTATGGCACTTTAAAGTAAGTCCTGGAGGCAGCATTAAAGTACCTCCAGGAGTTTTTTCAGCATAAATACCAGTTTCCTGTTTTTGTTCAGGAGTCATAGACAACCAAGTTCTAAATGCTTTAGTATCTTGCATTTCAATAACCCATAAATAACTTCCTGATGATTTTTTGTGCAAAATTTCCCATCTTTTAAGTTGTTCATACTGCTCAATCCAATTCAAAGTGCAGACTATATGGGAAACATTTCTTTTTTTCAAAATACCTTTGTCCCATCGAACTATAAACCTTCTAAAACCATTTAATTCTTTAAAATTAGAATCTTCTGCAAATTTTAATTTTTCTTTATCAAAATAAGATTTTGAATTAACTTCTTCCGCAAGGTTCTCAATATAAGCACAATAAATAGAAGGAACATAAACTGTATTGTTTTCATCTGAAAAAGAAATTTCATAACAAACAGGCATTGTTTGTTTTTTAGGATGAAAGAAAATACCACTACTTTCATCACCTCCAACTAAAGCAGAAGGAGAAATGAAATCTACTTCAGTAAAACCAGAAGTATGTGCAGTAAACATTAAGAAAAGCTCTCCTTCAATCTCACTTCGAGCAACATACTTAGTCATATTTGTGTACAGCTCATTTCTAACATCTTCAATAATCTCTTTCAAAAACTGATTAACTTCAAAAATGTCAGAAACCACATTAAAACCCTTTCCACTTAAACCCCCTTTATAATCAGAAATATAAGAACGTATTTGAGGATTCTTAGAAAATTTATCCCAACATAACTTCTGCAATTCTGTTAGATTCTTTGTTCCTTCAATCTCAAAATACCCTTCCTCAAAACCATCGCTATCAATATGTTTAACTGTTCCTGATAAATTTTGAGGCAGGTATTGTTGTGCAATTGCGTGTAAATTTTCTTCGCTCAAAGTGTCTACAAGTTTTGCTATTTCTTCTGGTGTAGATGTTAAAATATCATTCATATAATGATTCTCCTATTAGTTTTATCTTCAAAAAAAGCTCCCATAAACCTACTAAAACTTCTTTTTGTAAAATCGTCAATCCCTAAAAGACGTAAACCATAAATACCCCATCCTAAAGCAAACATACTATCATCCTGTACTCCCATATTATCGTGTTTTTCAGGACTTCCATAAAACCTTTTTTTGCTGTCATGAACAAATTTAAGAGCTTCTTCTTCAAAAAGATACTCACTTTTTGTTCCTTGTATTGGTATTTTTGGAGCTTTGTATCTTCCTTCATATATTAAAGTGTATAATTCAGAAAAAGCTGTTTTTTGTAGATCATAAGAAGGGTTTACAGCATTGAAAACAACACCATTATCATCGCACCAATCAACTAAATCCCAAAGACCCCAACGCTCTCCACAAACACTCTCAATACTTCCTAATTCAAGGACAATTTCATCAAGCACAGCTTTTATTGAATTTAAATCATTACCTCTAATATGCCAAGCTCCAGCACAAAAATAAATATATTCCTGCTCTGCTTTGTTATCTATCGCAAGATTTGTTCTGCTGCCTACAAGACCTTTTAAAATAGCAAGGACAATCGTTCTCGCTCCTCTTGTTAAATCATCTTTAAGAGGGTCAGCTCTATCTATACCAATACCAAGAGCAAAATCAGTATCATAATAATCAGACAAACGTGATAGCTCATTAGCTTCAATCATTTTAGGAAGTCCTCGTTCATCTTCAAACGAATAAATTTTAGTAATAGGCATACAGCTTTTTTTTCTTGCTTCAATATCAGAAAATTCAGGCACTGTTCGCAGGGAAGGTTTGTTTATTATCTTTTGTTCGTCTCTAAAAAGTTTCAAAAGAGTTTTCTGCATCCCAATTTTACCATCAAAACCAATAAACTCACAACATCTGATCATAGCTTCAGAAAAAATATTGTTACTCCCACTTTCCCAAGTATTCTTAAAATACCTGTCATAATCAGCAGGGAGAAACTTAGTTTTGTAAGAATCTAATTGAGCTTGTGTCATATATGGATGCCAAAAATCTCTAGCATCAGCATTTGAAGAAGCTCTGTAAGAAAAGAACAATGTAGGGTCTAATACTTGTTTATAAGCTTGATACAATTTATACAGTATATGAGTCTTTTCTGAAACAGTTGAGTCAATAACCCCTAAAGCATTAGGCACGTTTCTCGTAGAACCATCAAGCTGTGTAAAGAATTTTGGATTTTTCATGTCAAAGATTTCAGAAAAAGTATATCCAGTAATGTTAGAAACAATACCACTGAAACTACTGATACTTTTAATTGCAGAAACAACAATACCTTTTGAATTTATTAAACGTATTTCTTTTTGCTGTATATTTTCTTCCCTTATAACTGACAGAAGTTTTGGAGAGTTACGTATGATTTCACAGATAATATCAAAGTGGACGAACTTACTTTGGTCTTTTGAGTTTGCTCCTAACACTATTTGTTGATCTGGAAAACAGAAAAATTTCCATAATTGAATCAAACAAGCTAAGAATGAATTATGAGTTACAGTAAAGTCCTCTAAAACATAGCGATGATTACCGTCAAGCTCAAATCCATAGTATTCCTGCACGCCTGCACTCTTAATCTCCTTAATCCCAGTAGTAAGCACATCTTTCTTATGATTCCTAACACTAGCTTTCTTTCTTTCAACCTTGCAAGGAATTATAGAACAATCGCCAGAAATACCAATAGTGTAGTACTCACCAGAAAACCCAGTCTTCTTAATTCCTTTAGTACACTTAGAAACATTCACAAAAAAGCCTAATGACCTTGCAAGAAACGCAATATCGTCAGTCAAAGTTTTACTCTTTTGTGTAATTTGAAACGAGTTTCTATTTAAGTATCCGTCACTGTCAATAATCCCTGCAAGAAGTTCAAGACGCTTCTCTCTTGAGTTGCACTTATACTCATGGGGTATATGCTTATTATTAATAAGATCATAATCCTTCATTCTCCATAATAATTCGTTATTATGATGCTCTCCTCGTGTTGAACCTACAATACAATAAGTCTTAGCTTTATTTTCTCCCTTATCCTTAACACGTTCTGTAACACGCAAACCTAATAAGTCTGCATACTCTTTGAGATAGGAAACTATTTCAGGGTCAGGAGTAGTTATGTGTGTAGCATGCTTTGAACCGTCACCAAGCCATAATCCTAAAAAGTAAGGACTGATAGAAACTTCCTTATCTTCAAACTCAACAGGCACATGATAAAGATAATGACTCCTTTTAAAAGACTTATTCTTTAATAAATAATCCTTGATAGATATGTCAGTAACATTGCCTGAACTGTTTTTCAAAGAAAGTACATGATCTTTTGTGAAAGTCTTAGGAGTGCCTCTATAAGGAACTACTTCAAACATTTCTTCTTTGCCTGAAGCAAGGCTTAAAACTTTTCGAGGGGTTGAATCATCCCCCATAAGAAAATCACCCACCTGAATATCTTCAACCTTCCTTAAACTCCCGTCCCACATAATAACTTTTGAGCCTTTAACCTGACATTTTCCCTCACCCCTCATCCAACACAAAACAATAACTCTGTGTAAAAATACACCATTGTCATCCATTTCTAAAGCCTTAACAAGAACTTCCTTTTCTTTCAACCACATTTCATAATAGGAACGTTTGGTTTCTGGATGAGGAGTGTCAGGAAGGTTGCGAACTTCAACCCATTTAGGAAAAGGGTCACCAATAGGAAAAATCTTAAAACAAACAAAATCTTCAACAAATTTACAAAACCCTTCTCCTCCATCCTGATAAGAAATATCCTCTCTTTTTTTCTTAGGTCTCCCTCTCTTTAAAACCTTGTCAGCTCCTCTAAGAGTTCTTAACCTTGTAGTCCTTACTTGCTTTCTTTCAGACATTCTTAACTTCTCCTTTTAAGAGCTTTGTATGAAAATCAGGGTCTGTTAGCTTTTCTCCTTGATTTTTTATCCCTTTTTTATTTACAAAAATTGAATCTATTAAATTATTGATTGAAACTATTACTTGTCGAATTTCTTTGTAGACTGGATTCATTGTTCCTTTTTCTGTGATTATTCCTGATAAAGGCAAAGTGGCTTCGTATAATTTAAAAGTTAATAATTGCTTAAATAGAGGAAAAAGTTCAGTTGCAACCTTTAATTTAGAAACCTCATCTAAATTCTGCAATCGTCTAATACCTAATCTCTGCTGCACATAATTCATATACATAACATGAACAGCACATTTTCCTTTTTTATCATTATTACAATGCTCAAATAAGGGACAATCTTCATCACAAGTTCGAGCAAAATCAAAAGCCTCAATACCATTACCTTTAATTAAGCTCATACTTCCAACTCTAACATTTATATCTGCTATATCTTTAACTTTAGCCATAAATATTCTCCATCCTTTATATATTAATCAAAAATACTGCATTTAATTAAAAACTACAATAATTTTTAATTAACACCATATATGATAGTTTTCTTTTTTCAAAATCATAATAACCTCTTTTAATAAAAATTTCTCCCAATAATTTTCAATTCCATTATTACATAAACATTTACCAAAATTAAAGAAAAAAGTAGAGGGGGGTTTATATAGTTGATAAAA